AGCATCTTTTAACTTTTCGATATCTACTAAAACTTTATCCATCTGCCCTCGTAAAAATTCTATATTAACTTTGTTTAGTGCCATATTTTCTATATGTGAATTTAATTTATCCGTGGTTTTATAAAGATCCTCGATCATCATAAATTGCTCAGAATCAGCGGGCAATGAACCTAGTTGTCCACGTGGCCACTTAATTCTAAACTCTGTGTTTTCTTGTAAATCTTTTTCCATTAACTGAAGTCTAGTGTCAGCTATGTTTAGTCTCTCAACAATTTGAAAATAGCCCATCGTGCCTAGTGCTACAATGATAATCAAAGAGGCAACCGTCTTCATTGGCATTTGGACGGCTGCCTCCTCAGATATGTTGAGTGGTTTTCTATTCATAAATTATGACCAAAGCCAATCTTTGACTTTTTTGAATGGCCAACAGATTATATTCCAAACCCATTTAATAACTTTTTTTACCATATCATTATCCTCCTTTATAATCGGATGTGTGCAAGTTCTACAATTGCAATCATTCCCGATACATTGGTTAGTGTTAATATAGGGCCCAACTCCTTTACAATGACAAGGATGTAAACACAATGTACAATTTAGCACTTCCATCTTCTTCTTGCCTGTCGTATTCTTGAGTTAGGATCATTTCGTGTTTTTGCAGATGCTCTTTTTAATTGTCCAAGAGATCTTGCGCAGTAAGACTTTCTACGTTTTGCAGCTTTAGATCCTTTTTTAACTTTGCCTGTTACAGCTGTTTTTAATTTTGATCCTGGGTTTGCTCTTCGATATGCAGCAACACCAGCTCTTGTCATTCCAGCACCTTTTTCTGTAGGTCTAAAATTCTTTTTATTTCTAGCAGGCATCACATCACCACCTCTTGAATAACCCATCATTTCAAGTCCTGTTTTCATACATTTTACGTAAACGTAATAGTTACTCCAGCAGTTCCTGCAATAGTTGCATGTATACCGTCTTCAAATAAAATACCAGAACCTGGTAAATACATATCTAAACCTTCTTCACCAAAAAGATAAGTAGCAATAATTGTGCCTGTAGCACCACCAGTTCTAAATATAATAGAGCCACTAGTACTATTACCTTTTCCTTGAATAGATGTAAGTCTTGCTCTTCTACCAGTAGGAACCATTTGTTCTGTGCTTGTAGAATGTTTAACCGACTGGTCTGATGTAAAACTTCCGCCTCCACTCATAACTATCCTGGGTTAGATGTTGTCATGTTAGGTCCTGAATATTTATCTGTCAATAAAGTTACCGCTGCAACATTTGTTACTGTTGAAGCAAAAATACCTTTTGGAAATAAGATACCATCTTCAGGAAAATTAAAATTAATTACATCACCTGTAGGAACATCAACTGTTAATAAATTAGTTCCCCCTGCTTGGCTAGTTGTATTTAAAACAACAGATCCTGCTCCGCCACCGTTCGATGCAACAACAATTCCTCTAAGTCTTACAGGTTGCGCTATAACAGCTGTAGCACCTGCTGCTGTAAATCTTGTTGCTTGTATATCACTTTTAAAAGCCATAAATTCTCCTAGTTCGTGGCTCCCGAAGGAGCCACTAGTTTATTATTATTGAGAATCAAAAGGTGTAGTTACTGTACCATCACCAATCAATAAACCTTCAACTAAATATTTATTTGCTGCAATTGCAGTAAATTTTATTCTTGAACCGATTAAGCCACCTGTAGTTGCATTACCAGCTCCAGCTTCTCCATTTAAATTTACTTCATTGTTTGCTGCTGCAGGCACGAAAAATGCTTTTGCAACCGCAGTGTTGTCAACACCAAGTGAGACTCCACCAACAAATTTATCTGCAGTGTTTGCAGTTTTAATTGTACCAGTGAATTCATCTATGAAGATTAGTTCAAAAGTTGTTCCAATTGTACTTGCGTTATTTGGATCACTTCCTGGTCCTGCCGATGCTGCATCTGCTGTAGATACTATTGAAGGAATAGTAATTGCAGTAGGTGTTCCAACTGGATCCATAGTTAATACTCTACCTGCATGTTCTGCAACAGTTAAATCAGTTGCAGCTGTTAGTGCAGGAACAGCACCTGGGCCAATAGATTGAAAACCATTTCTCGATCTTACTGGACCATCAAAAGTAGTGTTTGCCATAATATTCTCCTTTGTATAGCGTTAATATGTTGTCTCTATACCGTCTGCCTAGTCAGTCAACATATATTATTATTCTAGGTCTTTCTATTATACATAAAAAAAGGGGCGATGTGAACACCGCCCCTTTATGAAATACCGTTAAGTATTTAAGCTATTATGTAGGTAAGTTTCCGTTACCAAATACACATCTTGGATCAGAGAATCCAAAAGAGTATCTTTCTCTAGCTTTGAATCTTACGTTACCAGTATCGAAGTCACCTTCCATAGCAGTTTTGATTGGTGCTCTAACGAATTGTTTGAATCCATTAGGAACATCAGTCATTAAGAAATACGAGTCAGTATCAGTTAGGAAGTTGTTTACAACATACCCTTCTGGAACCATTCCCATGCTTCTTACCGCGTTGATATCGTTATCAGCTGTACTTGTTCTCATTGGAGATTTCATAATACGCTCTGCAGTAAATTGTAATTCTTTTGGAATTATCATTTTTCTACCTGTAGTAGCGATTCTTAAACCTCTTTCGTCAACAAACCCAGCGATGTCGATTAACGACTGCTCAAGTGAAGTTTCGTTAAGGTCTGCAGCTACAGCTAATACATTCGAGAATGTACCTCCTGTTGCTAGTGGGTGGTTGTTCGCGATTAACGGAACACCGTCACCACCAAGCACTCCAGCTTTCTGCGCGTTGTTTAAAACGTTAGCAGCTTTAACTTGCTTCGTGTTTGCCATAGATCTTGCAAGAGCTCTTGTGTATCTTGCAGCTAATCTATCGTAAAGGTTATCTTCGATTGCTTCTTCAGTGATAGCAAATGCTAAAGCGATTGTTTCGTGAGTGTATCTTGCAGTGAACGTTTCGTTCGCTTGATCGAATACTACTCCAGCACCTTCAGCTTTTACTGGTGCTCCTGCGAAACCACTTAACATTACTTCTTCTTCAAAAGCTCTGTCAGATGTTTCAGTAGCGAAAATCTCTGCGTGTTGATTTTCGTATCTGTTATATTCCAGGCCAAATAGTGCATTCAAACCTGGCTCTAGTTCTTTAACTAGTTGTGATCGTGATATAGCCATATTCTATTACTCCTATATACCTGTTCCACTTCTGTAGAAGTGTTTGTTGATTCTAACAAGAATATTTCCGTTTGCAGAATCTGTAGCTGAGTTACCTGGATCTTGTGAAATGTCCATTGCTTGAATTACAAATGAAGCATTTGTTCCAGATACAGATACATCTAACTGAACTTCAGATATTCCTGTTTTTGTATTACCAGTAGCATTAGTTACTGAATAGTTTTTAAAACAATCCGCTCTCGCAAAAGTGTCGTCTGCGTCCATTAAAAAAACTGCGTCAGGGTCATCAACGATAAATGCAGTTATATCACTTGCGTTGATTGAACCTGGGTACGAGTTCCTAAATGTCGGTTTTTGCGTAGTAGGATCTGTATAAAAACATCCATTGAACACACCAATAACTGCTGTGCTATTATTCGCAACGTGTCTTGTGATAGTACCGTCTGTTTCAGCGATAACTAAGTCACCTTGGAAAATAGCAGTAGTGTTATTAGCAGATATAAGATATCTGTTTTGTGCACCAACTAATGGCGTACCGTCTAGTTTTCTGTACGGTCTTAGACCGAACTTTTCACTTACGTTTGCCATATTGTTATATACTCCTTATAAACGTTAATTTAAGACTCTTGTAGTTAATGCAAAAAAATTATTTTTTGCGGTTACCTCCAAAGGTCACTCTGGACTGCCTATCAATATTGATTGGCATATCCGGGTGTTGTTCCTTCATAAGATCCCTATCAATCGCGTCTGTTCTATCTTGAGTTATTCTTGCGAAATACTCAGCACGTTGTTTCAGAATCTCTTCTGGTATCCTTGCCAACACAAGGCCCCCAATCCCGATGAGACCAGCATGTTTGCCTTCGTGAATAACTGGAAAATCATTTTCACCTATTTCACTTTTTAGTGTTTCAGCTTTAACAAATTCCCAACCTTCCCTAAGCTTTTTCGAAACGTTTGCAACGTCTTCGAATCCTGCAGTTGCTGTACGTATCCATCTATGACACATACCATGCGGTGCAGCTGGCGCATCCAAACTGGATGGTGGAGTCCAATCTTTTTTTCTAGAATTTTTAATTCTTGAATCAGACTCGCGTGAAGTTTTTACTTTTTCCATTTTATGCTCCTTCCTTCACGTATTTAGCGTATTCCTCTAGTGGCACCCCTAATTTCTTAGCGATAACTACCTGTGATTTGGTGAGTTTCACAGACTTGCGTCCTCCTGCTCTACGACTAACTGAGGCTACATTTTGGACGGGTT